TCCGACCTGGTGTAATGTCGTTCGGCGTCGCCTGCGTGTCCAACTCATGGGAATGGCTTGTCGTCGTCACGGCGTTAGTAGTTGCCGCAGTCAGTCGAGAAGGCATGCCAAGCGACAGCGTACGATTTGCCGCCAACGTGCCCCCCCCGCTCAGCCCGTTCCCAGCGACAACGGACACAGCCGCATTGGCCTTCAAGTTAATCGCGTACTGCAACCCGTTGACCCGCGCGATATCAGCACGCCCAAACGCGAGATTGCCACCCGCCAACGTCTGCGACACAGTTTCAAATGCGGTAACCGGCTCGACTTTCCAGCCCGCACCCCATGCTGCGAGCGTAGCCCCCGCCGTGTTGTACTTGGCCAGGACTTCGGACACCGTCACGCTCGGATACGACCAGGACTTGGTCGTATCACCCAGCCAAATGCACAAGCTGCCCGTCGCGTCCGCACCGAATCGGACGGGAAGATCGGACACTGCGCTCCCTGCCAATATCGTCGCGCCGCAACGCCCCCACACCTTCGTCGTCTGGACGTAGCCGTGAATCAAAAGGGAAACGGGCGGCACCCCATCCAAGTATTCGAAGATGTCGACACGAAGGCGCAGCATCGTATTTGCCCCGATAGCAGCCGCAGGCAACGTGATCTTCATCGCGCCAGCGACCGTCGCAGTGTGGGACGAATACCCGCCGCCATCAGGCAACAGCACATGCGCCGTGCGCGCCGACGACACGTTCAAGCCATACTGCGCGCCAATCGACGCCCCCGCCCCCAGCAACACCGGGCCTGTGACGTCACCACCAGCCTTCGGCAAGGCCTGGATATCCTCCAAAACCTGCGCCGGCGTGCGCGACGACAATGCACCCGTGCCAGCTCCGATCAGATAAGCCCCAGCCGCCACCGTCGCGACACCCGTGCCGCCTCGTGTCACCGGCAACGTCCCGACATTCGCCTTCGACACGTCCAACGCGGTCACATTAAGCGCCACATTGCCCGATCCATCGAAACTCACGCCGCTCGCCGTCGCTCCGCCCGTGACCGAAAACGTGCGTGCAGTGGCCAGCTTCGTCGCGGTCGCGGCGTTGCCGACGGCGATCTCTCCTGCGGCCGACACGCGCCCTTTTGCATCCACCGTAAAGGTCGGCACTGCGTTCGCGTTGCCGTAGCTGCCCGCCGTGACGCCGCTGGGGCTTAGCGTCAGCCCCAACGACAGATTGGCCGAGCCGTCAAACGATCCGGAGCCGGTCGCGTCGCCCGTCGTGGCGATGGTTCGAGCGGTCGCCAGTTTCTGCGCCGCGCCCGCCGTCAACGTCGAGGCGGTTCCCGACAAGCGCGCCACCGGTACCGTGCCTGCTTTCAGGTTCGTGGCGTTTAGATTCTGTTGCGCGTAACTCAGCGCATCAAGGCTCGTGGCCGCCAGCGGCCGGCCCGTCACCGCGGCGAGTCCGTCAAGCTGCTTGTAAAGCCACGCCAGGCGTTCGTCGGTCGTTTGCTGGACCTTGTTGAACTGTTCGACCGAAGGCGGAACGGATCCGATGAACGACCAACCCGTCTTGTATTGCAGGTCGGTGATGCCTTCGGTCAGGCCGTTTTGCGCCCAGGTCGATTTGAAGAGGTCGAAGAAAGTAGGGTCTGCCATCAGTAGATACCTCGCGCCAGCACGCCGACGCCAAAGCCAAAGAAACCTTGCTCGCGGAAGCCGAAAGGCTTTTCGGTCGAGCCGGTGATGAGTTGCACGCCGACGCCGGCGGCTTGGGGCACCCACTTGTAGGGGTTGGCCATGAGTGGGTCGTTCGGACCGGGAATCCGGCTGACCCAGATCCGGATCTTTGCGTTGCCTGCGTTTTGCACGAGGACGCGGCTCACGTCGAAAATCGGCTTAAGCGAACGGGCGATCTCGGGCGTGGTGCCGTGCCCGTTGTTCAAGGCGATCTTCCAATACAGCAGCTTGCGGTACTCGGTATCCAGCAGCGTGGTCGAACCCGCAACCGGCTGCTCGTTGGCACGCCGGAAGCGGGCGTCCGCGAAGCCGCCGACATTGGGTTGTCCCTGGAACCCGAAGAAGCGGATGTAGATCGCTTCGTCGATCACCCGGGGCAAGCCCACGATCTCGCCGATGCCGTCCAGCTGCCTGCCCACCGCCGTATCCAGCCAGCGATCTTCGTACAGGGCGCGCAACGCGCCTTGCAGCCCGTCCGCCGGTTTGAGCAGCGCCTTGACCAGCGCCTCCAGCCGCCGCTTGGCTTGAAACTGGCCCAACCAATGACTCCAGGCGATCTGCCCGTGGTTCTGGTGCAGATCCATCACGTCACCCCGATGCGCGACAGGTCGAACGCGGCCACCTGGAAATCCTGGATCGCCACGTTAGCCGCACGAAAGTCGGCGGGTGCGGGCGTGAAGGCGGGGTTCGTCGAGAACGCCAGCGCCAAGTCCACGGAAGCCAGCCCCGGCGTGCGAAAGATCGCGCCGTAAAGCCGCTGCAAGATGACGTCTTCGCCAATACCGAAACCCTCGCCCACCGACGCCAGGCTCTGGGCAATGCGCTGAAAACCGTCGGGCGGAAAAGCTTGCTCGGACGGAGGCAGCAGCGTCGTGGCGCAGCGCACCCAGAGGTAGACGCGTTCAGGCCGGTCGAAGCGGATCAGATGGTTGGCGCCGTCCTCATCCTTAACGACGACCTGGCGTTGACCATGGGTGTCGATACCTGCCGCCACCACGCGAAAGATGGCGTCGGCCACCTCATCGTCCAGGCCGCCATCTGCCACTATGTGCACGCTGTGCGGCGGTCGGCCCAGCGCATCCGGCACGTCGGTGCTGTTCATGAAGACTTTCACGACGCGCACGCCCGCCACGCGGTCGCGCACGTTGGGCGCGATGCTGGGCAGCGTGGCCGCACCCAGGCGGAACAGGCCGGTCGTATAGCGCGCCCGCAGCTGGGCGGCGTTCTCCGCCAAACGTCCCGCCACGCCTGCTTGCAGGTTGCCGACGGCGTCCCAGCCATCGACCTGCGTGACGATGCCGTTCAGATCGCCCACGGCGGCGCCTTCGTCGGACGCGTCTACCGTGCTCATCAGGCCAGGCGATCCCAGACGAACCAAGGACAAGCCGCCGGACCACGCGAAGGATGCCGCTTGCCGCCCGTCCGTGTGCAGCCGCACCGAGACGCCGTCGCTGGACACCGCAAGCCCGCTGGCGGTCAGCGCCGCTACCAAGCCCGCCAACACCTGGGGCAAATTCGCCGTGGCGCCGCTGGTGTAGGCGTAATCCGCGCCGTCGATCGACACGGTATATGCCGTCTGCGGGGCGACGGCCGGTTGCAGCGTTACGTCCGCCGCGGCGCCCGGCAGGATTTGCACGGCGCTGTCCAAGGCCCAAAGGTTCTGGCTGACGCGATGCCGCGCCTGCGCACCGGCCGGCACCGTGGTGCCAGCGCCGCCATACAGCACCACATAGGCCCGCGAGGGCTCGTCTCGATAGCGCGACACGCCGGTAAACGACACGGAGCGGTCCAGCGAAACGCCGGTCGCCGACCCCGGATACATGGCGTAGTAGACGCCTTCGGCCTGCTCCCACAACGTGGCTTCGCGTTCCGCGAACGTGTCGATCAGCAGGCCGGTAATACTGTCCGGGCGGGTTTCCACCGCCCCATTGAATCCGGCCGATTGCATGCGAGCGCGCAAGTCGGCCACGATTTCCTGGCGGATTTCGGGCAGGCGCGGTCGGACGAACCCGTCCGGTGTAACACCGTAGGCCATAGTTACCTCGACAAAAATAGGGGTTAAGACGTTTGCAGCGAGACCACGCGTTCCAGCCGCCCGAAGGTGGTGTCGGCCTGGTACGTCACCCGCAGCAGGCGCAACTGCCGTTCCAGTTGCAGTTGCATCGCGCTGACCTGGGTCACGCCGGGCACCGCGCGGATCCGGGCGCGGAAGATGGCTTCGATGCCGGCCCGGTCGGGGGACTTCACCAGCACGTCCTCGAAGTACGGAACGCCGAACGTGGTGTCCAGAAACCACTCGCCCATGAAGGCCAGCAAGGTCGTCTTGATCTGCTGCGCGATACGGTCGGCGCCATCCACGAATGACGCTCGGCCAAGCAGATCCAGGTCCAGGTCGTGATCGGCGGATAAGGCAAGGTCCAGCGCCATCAGAGTGGCCCCTCGGTGGTGCCGCCCGCGTAGGCGTGACGATGCGCATCGCCGATGTTCTTGCCGTTATGGGTGACCGCGCCGCCTTCATAGGCCACGCCGCCGCGAATGCGCATTGACGCGCCGCCCTGGCCGCCCTCGCCCGCCATGCCTTGCGTATAGGTCAGCGGCCCGTTGATCGTGACCGGCGTGTTGAAGGTGGCCTGTTCGGCTTGCACCGTCCAGGTCTTGACCTGAAACGTCAGGTCTCCCGCTGGCGACAGCTTCAGCGTACCCGGCCCGTACTGGATGCTGACGTTCTGCGTATCGGCCGCCATCGTGCCCGGCCGCAGCAACGGCGAAGCAAACGCGTCGGACAAATCGAACTGGCGCGGATCATCCGGCGGACCGTTATCGCCCGCCAGCCAATTCTCCAGTGCGCGGGCCGAGAACGACAGCTTGATCGCATCGCCCGCAGCCAGCGGCACCGAAATCAGCGCCTGCGCGCCGCGCACATCGCCCACCGGCCAACACACCGGCACGCGCACCACCTGGGGCGGCAACAGGACGTCGCCATTGGCCAGCCGCTTGGCCAGCGTGGGCCGGGCCGTGACGAACGTGCCGTCATACGTGACGACTTCGCCGGGCAGCGTCGTGTAGACGTCCGCCAATTCCGTGGCGATCAGCCGGCGGATAAGGGTTACCGCGTCGCTCATGACTGCTCCTTTTTGGATGAGAGGTGGGTGTCAACCAAGGTCAATTCCGTTTGCCAATCTCCGGCTTCGCTATCGCCCGTATGACGCACGGTTTCGACGCGTTGAAACGCCTCTACCGAGCGGCTTTCCAGCTTGACCAGATCGCCGGGACTGATCGTCGGCAACAGCAGCGACTTGACCTTCCAGCCGTCGCGCTGTTGTTGGGCGCTGGCGGGCGTGGCAGCGGCGCCCGACATGCCTGCACCCGCCCGCCCCGAAGCCTTTCCTTTCGACTTCGCTTTTTCCGTGGCAGCTTCCCGCGTGCGTTCCGGCTGCCCCAGCAAGCCGCTGTCCAAAGCCAGCACGACGGCCTGGCGCCGCGTGGTGCCCAGCCGCTGGACCACCTGCAGCTGCTGGTTCTGGATCGACCATTCCAGTCCGGTGCCCTGCGTGACCTTGTGCAATGCGGTGCGCGCCGCGCCATAAAACGAAAAGCCCTGCTCCCAGCGGCGGTCGGGCACGTCTTCGGCCATGACCAGCGGCAAGCCCATCTGCCGCGCAATGTCGCGGATGATGTCGCGAGCGCGAGCGCCCGGGCCCAGGCCGATCGACACCGCCGTATCGCGGACTTCGATATAGCCGTCCTTGATCGTCAGTTCGGTCACGACATCCGGCGGCCCGTAGCGGGTGTACGCGAACACGATGCTGCCCGATGCCATCAGCAGCGGACCGCCCTCTTCGGCGTAGCCCGCATACAGCACGCAACGCAAGCCGGGCTCTTCCAGTGTGCGGCGCGTTTCCGCGGCCAGGTTGTACAGGGTGATCTTGCCGTCGTTAGGCTCTTCCGCCGCGGTCTTCGCGATATTGAACGTGATGCGGATCGGAGGCAGGATCTCCAGACCCTGCGCGCCGCTCTTGCCGACAAGCAGGCGGTAGACGCGGTCAAACCTGGCCATCGGCCACCTCGTCTGCCGTGATGTACAGCAACGCCACGTCTCCGGACGGCAGCGCCGATCGACTGATGGCGTCCCGGCGGTCCGGCGCCAACGCCACGAGCTCGCCCGGGGGCACGGCCAGATGACGGTATCCCGCCAGCAGGCGCGCGTCCGGCACTACCGCGACACCTGCGACGATCAGTTCGTTGTAGGCGTTTTCGACGGACAACACCCATTGCTGCGCTTCGCTGTTCCAGGACAGCCGCAAGAAGAACGTCAAGCCATCCAGCTCCACTTCCATGATGCTGTCATTGGCGTCGGGCACGAGTATCTGGATCATGCGTTCAAGATTCCTGACGAGTTAAAGGTGTCGTGCTGCTTCGGCGTGGCGGGTGCGCCGTTCTGCTTGCCTGCGTTTGCCTTGGTCGTACCGGCCTTCCCCGTGGCGCTGCCCGAGGTTTTCTCGGGCGGGATATCCGCCTGCCGCAACGTCACCTTGCGGATGCGCTTGAAGTTGGCGGATAGCTCGAAACGGTCGCCCGCACTGTTGGTGCGTCCGATGGAGCAGCTTTCCATCACGAAATCCACATAGACATCCAGCCCAGTCGTGATCGTGATGGGCAGACGGTCCGCATGGATCTTGCGCAATGCGTCCTTGGCGCCGATCAGCTTTGACCGGCCGGCGCCCAAGGTCGCACCCCGAAAGCCGCCCAGCAGGCTGATGTCAGCGGCCGTCACCCACCCGGTCAGTGTCAGTTGCTCGGAATCCTGGGCCACGTGGTCCGTGACCGGCGGACCGTCTTCCACGGCGAATGACGTTGCGCGGCTGTTGAGTTGCGTCGTTTCGTTAACAAGCGCATCCAGGGGCAAGGTCCCGATGCTGCTGCCGCCATTCCATCCGAAGATCATGGAAACAAAGTTCATGGGGGGCTCCTATCGGGGGCTTTCGACGCCGGGCGTCAAGTCGTGCATGCTGCGCAGGCTTTGAAGATCCCTTTGCTGACCCTGACTCACGCCATCAGCAACCGCATTTCTCACAACCGGCGGATCACCTGAAGGCACGTTGACGACGATATTGTTAAGGCTTTGGAAGTTGACTGGCGTGCGAGGTCGAGTCGGACCAGCACCAATCACGGAGGCGGGCGGTACGACAAACCCCGTCGCACCGCTTGCCGTCGTCAACCAATCGGGGGCCGCCTCCGGCGACCAACCGTCCATCACCGACGCCTGGTCGCCGGCATCCTCGCCTGACTGCCCAGGCAGCAAACCCTTGAACCAGTTTTTTGCGGCGCGGACTTTGTCGATCACCCAGGTCTGGATGGCGCGGCCGATCTCTTTGACGGTGGCGACCATCCGGCCGCCCATGCCCGAGAAAAACGTCCACAAGCCGTTGAACGCGCCCGCCCAGTGCGCAATGGCGCCGTCCCAGTCACCCGTGAAGGCTGCAATCACGCCACTGACAAGACGGCTCCAGAATTCCCAGATGGCGGCGATGTATTCGATCACCGGGCCCAGGAAGGAATCGTGGGCCATCGCCATCAGCGCGTCCCAGGATGCCGAGACGTACGCCGTGATCACATCCCAGTTTTCCCAGATCTGCCACAGCGCAACGGCCAACATTCCGATCAACGCAATGATCCGGCCGATCGGCGTCATGGCGAAGGCGTTCCAGAGCATGGGCACGACGACGCTTGCCAGGTTCAGCAAAAATGCGCCGACCGGCGACAGGATCTGCCACAGGCCGTAGATCAGTACGGCAATCGATCCGAAGCGTTGGATCCATGGCCCCAGCGCCTCGCCCGCGCCACCCAGTATGTCCTTCACAAACACCAGCACGGATGACACGGCATCGAGCTCGTCCTGCCATTCCTCCACGCCGCCGATCCAGCCGCCCAGTACGGATTCGCCACCCGCCAGCCAGTTGGCGATGTCTTCGCCGATCAGATAGATCGTGGTCAACACCGCCGCCATACGCAGCATGGGCGCTATCGACCGGCTCCACACCGACAGCATCTGCATGGCGCCCGCCGGCCCGCTGCGCAGCGCCATCGCGGAATCCAGCCCGAGCGCGGCGCGCGTGGTCGCGATCAGCGATTGAAACAGGCCGCCCGCCATCGCACTGGCCCGCCGCAGCCCGTTGCCCAGCGAGACCAGCCCGATGCTGGCGCCGGTCAGCGCAAGCAGTTTGGCAACTGTGTCGATGTTGTCGGCCAGGAACAGGATAGACGTCGTGACTCCATTCAACACGCCGCGACCCGCCGGCAACGCCTGGCCCAGATAGCGCTGCATGGCGTCGTTGAACACCGTCATTGCTACGGTGATGGATGCGGGGGCACCGTCGGCTTCGGTGCGCATGGTCGGCAACTGCGATTGCAACGCGGGCAACGCGCGGTCGGTCGTGATCTGGCCACCCTGCACTTCATCGCGCAACTGGCCACGGCCAAGGTTCAGCCCAGCGGCCAGCGCGTCCTGCATGCGCCGGGGCAAGGCGTTGAATTGCGCCACGTCCAACCGGCCTTGCTCGACCATGTTCAGCAGCGCGGCCACGATGCCCTCGCGGTCCCGCGCGGGCGTTTGCGACAGGCGCATGCTCAACGCCACGGCTTCGGTGATGCCGGTGGCTTCCTGCCGCGTACGTCCATGGTCTTGCAACGTTTGCACGGACCGCACGTACGTGTCGACGTTGTCGGCATACGGCATGCCACTGGTTCGCGACACGCGGGCAAGGTCACGGTCGGCTTGAACTGCGTTCCCGTCCGCCCCTGCTGCTTGCTCCAGGCGCGCCTGGATCTGCCCCCACGCGTCGATGTCGCCAAGGACGCGCTTGAGCGGCGACGCGCCCAGCGTCAGCTCGACAACGCCGCGCAGGCCGCCCAGCGCCGCCGCGTGTTGGCGGGCGGCCGGAATGCCTTGCGGCCTGGGTCCGGGAGGAGAGCTTGCGGCTTGACCCATCGCGGGTTGACCGTTTGCGGGTTGACCGTTTTCGGGTTGACCATTTTCGGGTTGACCGTTTGCCGTCCGCTGGCTTGCCATCTGGCCAACCGTCATCCGCCCGACATTCATCTGCGCGACCGTCATCTGCGCGCCGGGCATCTGCGCGCCTGCCGATTGCCCTCCTTTCGTTTGCGGCACGTTCACCACGCCGGGCAACACGCCCGCCAGCGCCTGGCGCATCGCGGCGCCCGCCTTGACGCTTGCGTCCGCCATGGCCTGCAACGCCGACTCGAACGCCTGCCGATAGGCGTGCAGCCCGGATTGGTCCACCTGGTAGCGCAACAGCGTCACCACCTCTCGTACAACGATCATCGTTACCTCGCCTTGTTATCTGCCGCAGCCTGCGCGGCCTGCTGGGCGTCCATCAGCGCGTTAAGCTTCAGGATGTCCAGCAGATCGACGTCGCCGCGCTTGACGGCATCCAGGCTGACGTAGCGGGCCAGGATGGGCCGCCAGATGATCAACTCTCGTTCGAAGCCTGCGTCGAACCGCCCGACAGGCTCGCCAACGTCGCGCGGGCCGGACCAAAGCGGCCGGCCCAACGCGCCAAAGGGCCGGCGAAGTTGTGCTCAAGAATGTGGAACAACAACTCCAGAATCTCGGCGTAGTCGCCAAAGGCCAGCCCGCGGTGCGCGGGCGTCAGCTTCTGGGGCTCGCGGCCCGCCAGTTCGAAGCTGACCAGCTCCGGGTCGATCAGGCGCTCGGCCCAGCCCGCTAGCGCGTCGCCGCCCAGCTTCGCCGACAGTTCCCGGAACGCATTCAGCATCGCGCTTTCGTCGCGGCCTTCGCCGGCGCCGTCCGCGCTGAACACCGAGGTCAGCATCGACCCCGCTGCCGGCAGCACTTCCTTTTGCAGGTCGCCCAACAGCTTGAGCTGGCGGAACGGATCAAAGCGGGAAACGCGGAACACCGTCGACCCGATGGTCACTTCCTTGGTGGCGCTCATCAGGTGTTGCCCCCGATGACGTTGATGGCTGGGCCGGTTTCGATCGTCCATTCACGGCTGCCGACCTTGGCGCCGTAGCCCGCGTCGGGCATCTTGACGATCCACGCGGAATCCGACGCGTGCAGCGACGTGCCGCGCAGGTCGGTCACGGATACCGGTACCGCGCCATTGCCCTCGGTGGCGCGGTCGGCCTGGTGCAGCGCCGTCAGGGCGGCGTTGCTGGCACTGGTCTGCATCAGCGTCAGGGTGATGCGCAAGCGCGAATCGCGCGACATGGAACGCGCCACCTCGCCATCGACACCGACGACGGAGGCAATGCCTTCGCCGATTTCGGTCACGGTGACAAAGGTATCTTCGGCCAGGCCGGAGATGGGCAGCGCGCCCATCACGATCTTCACCTGGTTGGGTGCGTAGGTTTTGACGGACATGGATAGACCCCGATTACAGTTGTTGGTAGGTGAGGTTGCCCTTGATTTCGGCAACATGGATAGCGCCCGCCAGGCGGGCGCTGAACGTCAGGTCGCGCAGGATGCGATTGGCCTTGTCGTTCGGGGAAACGCTCGCGGCACGCGGCACATTGATCACGAAGCCCGGGATCTTGCGGCCCGCTTCATCGATCTCATCGGGCGCCACCAGGCCGCGGCTCTGGCCCAGCAGCAGCGCCTGGCGGATGCCGTTGACCAGGATCTGGATACCCACGTCGGTGTAGGGCACCTTGCCGTTGGCGTTGATCAGCTGCGAGGCAACGTTGATCTTCACTTGCTCGGCCAACCAGTCGCGGCCACGGATCACATCGATCCATTCGCCAGCGGCGACCTTGCCGTTTTGCGTCACGGCAAAGTTGCGCATCTGCTCGAACGTGTTGGCGTTCTTCGCATGCGCGGCCAGCGCCTGGCCTTCACTCAGGCTGTCGTACGTCACGCCGGAGAGCCGCGTGTTGGCCCAGGTTTCACCACCCGGATAGAAGGTGAAGCGGTTGGCGGCGACGGCGGCGTCCAGCGCCTCGCTGTCGGCCTGGCCGTGGAACCACACGTGCGTGCGGAAGTACTGCTTCTGCTGGCAGCGCGACGCGATGTCGTTGGAGACGGCCGCGTCGATGATGCCGGCCTGGGCGCTGGATACGCCGAACAGGCGCTCGTTCGATTCCACCCATTCGGCGGCGTCCATCACATCCGCTTCGACGCGGCTGGCCAGCGACACGCCGTACCAGTCGCCGTTCTCGCGCAGGCAGGCGTTCAGCGCGGCCGACGGCGTTTCGGTGCTGGCGGGCGCGGCCAATTGCAGGTTGCCCGTCACGGCGATGGCCAAGGCCTGGCCGGACACGGCGGTGGTCACGGCAACGTCGGCGCCCGTGGCGGTGGCCGTCACCGGTGCGTCGGTTTCGGCAATCGCGGTGGCCAGGGCCGTTGCGAGGGTCTGCGGCGTGCTGTCGGCGGAACCCGTCACGTTGACGTCCACCTTTTTCACGGCGCCAGTCGCGTCGCGCCAAGAGAGCGACACGGTGTAGTCGGCAACGGCGGCACGCGTCACGGAAATGCGCGAAGCATCCACTTGGCGACGACCGACAAAGACCCGGGCCACGGTCGGAATTTGCTTGAAGGCATCGCGCACCGCGATGTACAGGGGATCGGTCTGCGCAATGCCCATGTCGAGCAATTCGCCCGGTTCGGTCACCGCCAGAACGCGGTTCACGGTCAGCGCATGCGCGCCCAGGATCAGGATGTCAGAGAAGTTCTGCTCCTTGATCGCCGTGGTGTTCAGCGAGATCGCCACATTGACGATCCGGTCGATTTTTGCCATTTGCGGCTCCAAAAAAAAACCGCCCAAAGGCGGCGGGGGGACAACGTGATGAAGACCTGACGCTAGTTCGTCGTTTCGGTCTTCGCGGAAAAAGAAGTGTGCAGGGTAGGCAGCAGCCCACCTGTCGTCGTGATGGTGCCGGTCACTGTTTCGATGACGCCAACAACATCCGTATAGGTCTGCGCGTAGCGTATTCCCAGGTCAAGCGCGCCCAGCGGCTCGCTTGCCGCACCGGCTGTTTCGCGCGGCACGCGTTGCACGCGGCCGGCCTGGAAAAACGCCAGGCCCAGCGCTTCAGCATGATCTTCATGGACCGGGTGGCGCAGCGTAAGGCCCATCTTGTCCAGGATGCGATAGGCGGCGGCGCCCACGCTACGCAACTCGACGGTGGCATCGCGATGGTCATGCACCGGCTGGTTGCCATCGGCGTCGACCTGGCCGGTTTCAGCAGGCCCGGCCTGCACCCAGCGCACCGCCAACGCGATATAAGGCGGCGGTGGAACTGCCGACGTATCGTCGGAAAGCACCACCGGCACGCCGCCTGCGGCAGCCGTCACCAGCGTAAGGATTGCGTCTTCAGGCGTCATGGCGGTCAATTTTTGTCTCGGAAAAAACAAAGCCCGCGAACCGAATCGGTTGGCGGGCTGCATTTCGTGTGGGCGCAATGCCCCGCGGCTATTGTCTCAAATCCGGTCCCAAATGGGCATGGTTTTTATGAAGTGCATGTCCCAATTGCTGCCAGGAATACGTGGCCGATTTCGTGTTGCCGCCGCAGCGCTGCACGTGGCCTGCGTCCAGCAGATGATCCAGCACCCGGCGGGCGCCGCGCCGCATCGCCTCTTGCGATGCAGGCGCCAGGGGGATGCCGCGGCTGACGTGACGCAAGATCTCGGCCATTCTGAATTCCCGGCCCGGATACGCCGCCAGCAGATCGATGACCTCGTGCGCGTACTTCATTTGAATGTCCTCCATACCTGCTGCTTGAAACTGCCAAGTGCCACCTTGTAGTACGGCAGCGTGATACCGATGACGCGGCAGGCCGTGCCCTGGCGTAGATGCCCGGGCAGGTCGCCGTAGTCGGCGCGCCGCGTGTATTCGGCTTGCACTACCCGCCTTTCGACGAGCGGCAGCGCTTCATACAATGCGTTCACTCGGCGTGCCCGTTCATGGTTCACCGGAATCCGCACGGGCTCGTCGTCATCGTCGTGGCCCGGCTGCGGCGGAAACTCGCATAGGTCCGGCGCATCTTGCTCCATGCGGCGAGGCCCCGGCCAATCTCCCTCCCATTGCGCCCGCGCCCAATTGCGAATTTCGTCTTCCACCCAACGTGGCAACCCTGCTTCCATTTCAGACCTCGTCCCTGTTGTGTTTTGGCCATCACCCGCACGGCGTTCGATAACGGCTCTATTGCTCATATGCGCTCCGGATTGGCGCTGTGCTTGGCATGCGTCAGCATCTCGGCGATGGCCTTGGTCGGATGCCCGCCCAGCGCGATGCGCGCTTCCCATTTCTCGATCCATTCGCGGTGCGACCGACTGCGC